GGTTTGGGCTCAGGTTAGGGCTCAGGTTGGGGATCAGGTTTGGGCTCAGGTTAGGGATCAGGTTTGGGCTCAGGTTAGGGCTCAGGTTGGGGATCCGGTTGGGGATCAGGTTTATTCTACTTCTTACTGGGCTATTAAAGTTCAACTAGGGCTCCCGATTAAGCATTGGTTCTTTGATTTTCTTAAATTAGGGGTAATGATAGTTCTCGTTAAAGGCAAAGTTAAGATATTTGGTAAAGAGGGAATATATTTAGGGGAATATGACGAGACTGATCTTAAATTATAGATACATTGAATAAAACCTAACCTAAAACAACACTAACTATGAAGAAGATAATAATTTATTCAAACGGTTTTATCCATTGTTCAGTTTGTGCCGATGCCAAACTAACTAAAAAAGAGGTTGAAGCCAAAGTGAATTCAGAGAACCCTACAGGTATAAGGAGTTCGTGGGAAGTCAGTAAAGACAGTTTTAATGATGGGAGCAAGAATCCGGGGCTATGCGAACACAATAAAAGCCGTAAACATTATTTAATGGTGTGTTAAATGACTAACTCAAAAGATAGGGAAGCAATGTTAAAAAAAATTGATTTGATTCTTATAAAACGAGCTGCAAACAATCTTTCTTATCGTTGGGCCAATGAGGAGATTGTAGATTTAATTGATACCCATACCGCCTCTTGTATTAAGAGAATACGGGGAGAAGTGAATAAGTGGGTTATTAACAAGCACGATTGCGATAATGCTGAATGTAAGTTTCTCGATAAGATTTATGAAATTCTTGATAAGGAGGCAGAATGAGCTGGGCAGAAGAAAATGTTTTTGATCCGCCTGATCCCGAAGAAAGAATTGAGACTCTCCAACAAATTATCAACGGTAAAGTTAAAGACGTTAAATATTGCGTTAATTGCAGGTCGACTAATATTAAGACAAGTAAAAAAGGTAATGAGTATTGTGGGGAATTATGTTGGGTGGAGGATGGGGAGTGAATGAAATATATCGACCTCTTTGCAGGCATTGGAGGGTTCAGACTTGGAATTGAACGAGCCTTTGATAATAGGCGGGTTGCAAAAACACCAGAATTGGAAAAAGAAAATAGCACCGACATTAAACGGAGCAATGGGAATGGGGGGTGGACAAACACCGATTGTGTATATACCAACGAATGGGACAAATACGCAGCACAAATCTATGAAAAAAACTTCGGAGGGACAGTTGACACAAGAGACATCACAACAATTGACGCTTCTGAACTCCCAGATTTCGATATCCTATGCGGTGGATTTCCCTGTCAGGCTTTTAGCGTGGCTGGAAACCGTGCAGGATTTAACGACACCAGAGGCACTCTCTTTTTTGACATCGCAAGGATTTGTAAAGTTAAAAGACCCCGATATTTATTACTCGAAAATGTCAAAGGTTTACTTAGTCACGACAATGGCAAAACTTTCCAGACAATCCTTGGGGTTCTCACCGACCTTGGGTATGACTGTCAATGGCAGGTGTTTAATTCAAAAAACTTTGGAGTTCCCCAGAATCGGGAAAGAGTGTTCATTGTCGGACATCTTAGAGGACAGCGTCGACCCCAAGTATTTCCTATCGAAGGAGACAACCAAAAAGCTGTTGTCGGGCCGGTTACTGCGTCAGCCGGCAGGAACCGATCGACGGGAAGTAATTACGTTGCAGAAATGGGGACGTACAGAACCTACAGGGACGGGGCGGGATTTAGGAAAATGAAGTCAAAACTTTCACCGACCCTACCTGCAAGGGCCAGGAATGACGGTACGGGTTCCCCGCTTCTTTTTAATGGGATCTGGATCCGTAGGTTAACTCCCATTGAATGTGCCAGGCTCCAAGGGTTCCCTGATAATTGGTGTGAGGGGCTTTCAGATACTCAAGCCTACAAATGCTACGGCAATGCGGTGACCGTCAACGTAGTACAAGCAATAATGGAAAGGTTATCCAAATATCACAATGACTAAAACAAAGGAGGATGGGGAGTGAAGAAGATAATACTTGATCTTTGTGGGGGTACTGGCTCTTGGTCAGCACCATATAAAGAAAATGGGTACGAAGTTATGAATGTAACTTTGCCGGATTATGATGTGACTAAATATTTTATAGAAGATGAAGCAATACTTTTTGGAAGTGCCGATAGCCCCTCCGACTGGATATTATTTAAGGACATTTATGGCATCTTGGCAGCACCGCCTTGCACTATGTTTAGTATCGCCCGGACAACTGCCAGGGAACCACGCAATTTAGAAAAAGGAATGGAATTGGTGAAAGCTTGTATGGATATTATTTGGGAAGTTAGAAGCAAACAAAAGTTGGCATTTTGGGCTTTGGAAAATCCACGAGGGCTTTTAAGGCAGTTCCTAGGGAAACCGGCATTAACTTTCCAACCAGATGATTATGGCGAAATGTATACAAAACATACTGATGTTTGGGGTTATTTTAATGAACCGAAGAAACTTAAGAATCCACCAATCATTCCTTTCAGGATAAATATGCAGTTGGCCAAGAACAATCGTATATTGCCTAACTTACCAGATGGCTATAAACCACCAGAAGGGCGAAATCAAGCAGCACGCAGGTCAATGACATCACCAAAGTTTGCACTCGCCTTTTTTAAAGCAAATAAATGGAATCAAATATCACAATGACTAAAGCAATGGATCTACAAACTGAAATATCAAAGATACTAATGTATGTTGTGAGCACTTCCAGTGTTACGGTAGATATGGGTACTGCCGCTATCCTTGTCCTTATAAAGAAACACGAGAGAGAGGTAATTAGAGATTACGTTTGGGTAATTGAACAAAAAGAAAAAGAAATTCAAAATTTAGCTAAACTAAAAGACCCTAACGGGCTAAAAGAGGTCGAGAAATGAAGAACGAAACAGAAATTAAGTTTAATAAAGCTCAATACGGATACCTTGCAAGGGGGATTAGGATACAAATGTCTGATTTGGGTGCTAATGATTGGGAACTAAAAAACAACCTAGCACCGATACTTACAAAACTTTTAAAAGCTATTGCGAGACTAGATGAGCCTACCCCCAAACCAAAGGTGAAGAATGAGAGCAGCGACTTGAGAATGACAACACAAGACCATATTTTCCCCAAATGGTTTCTAGAGACTGTACAGGAGAAAAAATGACAACTAAATCCAAAAAGAAAGGAGGAATAAATGAAAAAACTTTTAAACATATTTTCGATAATTCTGGTAGCAGTCGCATTATTGGCGGCAACAACCAGAAGCGCAGAAGCGACGTTTAATATTTGTACTGTCTTCCCGTGGCTGCCGCAGTGCCAGCCCGATCCAACCCCGAGTCCGTCGCCAAGCCCCACTCCGGATCCAACCCCTGTTCCTTGTGAACAAACTGAACAAGGATGTCCGGTAGAAGAAGCCACTCCAAGTGCTAACTTTGTGATAAACGAGGGGTGTTCAGAGGATTGCGGTGGCGAGAGTCATCCGAACGAATGTACGATTAACCCGCCAAAGCCCCCTGTTAATTTATCTTACGAGAAGATAGATGGAGGAGTAAAAATTAAATGGGTTCCAACAACGGATTCGTCTGACTTCCAAATAGTCAAATACGGGAAGACTCAAGATAATCTGGAATACGGAATTCCAAGTCTGCCGAAAGATGCAACGGAAGTTGATATTTTCGGTATGCCCAGCCCATTTTGGGTAGCAGTTGGGGCAAGTCATAATTTCTGTGTCAGCTGGACAAAAGTGATTGATCCGTAATAGGTTAAATGTAACCTATATGCAACTTGTTTGTTACAGGTGATTAGTAGATTCGTATCACTGGAGATTGGCTGAATTTAATTTCCAGCCAATCTTTAAGGATATGAAAAAGAAAAACATTTCTGAAGATATTATTTTTAGATGCGATGCCGGCTGGTGTGAATTTTTGACTTTAGCGGTATGGGATTGGCGGGAAGATGGCGAGCCGTTAGAATATAATCTGGCAATCATTTCAGAACCAAGAGGGATTTTTGATCGTTTAAAAAAGGCTCTCCAGATGCTTTATGAAAAAGAGGTTTACCATCGGGAAATTATCATTTCACAGGAAAACTTCGAAGAGATGAAGAGAATTTTAAATAAAAAATAAGCGCCTTAGAACTTTAATGATTGGGGGGAGGAAGTCTGGCCCATACCAGATAAGAAATTTTATGAATATCTTTAAATGGATTCGAGCAATGTGGAGGTATATTAATAATAAATGCGCTAGTTGCGGCAGTAGTGATATCTATATCCGGGACGACGGGAGTTATTACTGTAATGGTGAGTGTGAGAAAAATTATCGATGAAAGGTAGATTAAAGAATTTTCTGGTACCCGATGTTTACCATGTTCAGGATTGGGGAACAAGGACATATCAGTTCTTTTGGCCCTTTTTTAAGATGATCGGGTTGAATAATCAATGGGATTGGATTCAACCGATGAATTTTAAATGGCGGGAAAGACAGCGTAAATTAAGAGAGGAAACTACCAATTGATTTTCCCTATAGTTTTATGTGATTATTGATTAGTGAGCGAAGCCGAGACAATAGCCAAGCAACTTCTTAAATGCTTCAAAAGAGGGAATAAGGCCCTAGTTATGGGTAACGGAGGATCAGCTCAACAAGCTAATCATTTTGCTGCTGAATTAATCCATGAAGGGTTCCCAATGATTGCCTTGACTTCTGATATGGCTGTAGTTACTTCAACGGCCAACGATTTTTCCTTTAAAGAAGTATTTGCACGACAGGTAATTGCTTTAGGTAAGCCTGAGGATTTACTTATTGGTATGTCTACAAGCGGCAGGAGCGAGAATATTCTTTATGCATATGAATGGGGAAAGAAATTAGGTTTAGAAATAATTGATTTTCCCCGTAGAGGGGCAACTCCACGTTGTCAAGAATATCAGCTCCGATTGTTACATTTGGTGTGGGAATACCTAAAAGGGAGAAAGCTTCATAGAAGAATTTGAAGAATGATTATTCAATCTATAAGCCCCAGTCGGATCGGACTTTTTGGCGGATCAACAGATATCCCTGAGTATTATCAGAAATATGGCGGTTTGGTTATTAACTTTGCCGTAAATATCTTTCATAAATACACTATGTGTTATGGGGAGGACTTAGGCACTGTAGGGATTGGGAATCAGGTTCCTTATGGAGGCAGTAAAGAGTTCATATACACCATTCATAAAGCCTTTGGTCTGGACGGTATGCACCACACCTCTTTTAAGGATGAATATGAGGGAATAATTACCGGAGGTATGGGTGCTTCAGCAGCGGCTGCGGTTGGGATTGTCGCCGCTATTAACAAAAGAAAAAACCTAGGCATGAGCAGACTGGACATTGCCGAAACCGCCTGGGATATCGAAGTTAACAAACTTGGATTATTTGGAGGCAAGCAAGATCAAATTGCCGCTGCATTCGGAGGATTCAATGCCATATCTTTTAGCAGCTCCGGTATTGAAGTGAATCCCTTTGATAGAAAATACATTGATAGATTAATGCCGGCATTCTTACTTTTCCATACCGGTAAAGATCGGGTAAACCCCAAAATTCAGGAGGAGTTTAAACAACCTACCTCTGAACAATTATCCGCTCTTTATAATCTAAAAGAACTGGCTTTAAAAAGTATTGACTACATAGGGAAAGGAGACATTGAAAGATTAGGACTTTTAATGGATGAGGCTTGGGAGTTCAAGAAACAATCCAATAAATATGTCACTAATGAGAGGATTGATAAAATCTATAAGACGGCTAAAGAAAACGGGGCGTTTGGAGGAAAAATCATGGGGGCCGGTTCCGGTGGGTTTTTCTTTTGTATTATTGATCCAGATAAAAGGAATAAGTTAATTGAAACCCTGGAATTTGACTTTAAAGGTTTAAGTCATTGGGATTTTGAGCCGTGCATGGACGGAGTGTTAACAAGATTCCTGCCAAAATGAACGCAGTTTTGATGGCAGGGGGGAGGGGGGAACGGCTTAGGCCATTAACTGACACCATTGCCAAATGTGCGCTGGAAGTAGGGGGCAAGCCAATAATCAGGCATATCATTGATGGTCTTGAAGCCGTAGGTTTTGATGACATTATCGTAACTTTAAAATATCTGCCCGATAAGGTTAAGGAAGCCGTAGGGGATGATGAGGCCGTCAGATATTATGCCCAAAAAACTACAGGCACGGCTCAATGCTTAAAAGAGATAGAGAAATGGTTAGAGGAAGAATTTATGGTTATCAATGGCGATACTTTAACGAATCTTGATTATTCAAAGATGATTGAATGGCATTTAATAAACGATAATATAGCCACGATTTTTACCAAAGACGACGCAATCCACACCGGCGGTACATACATATTTGACAGGGAAGTGCTAAAATATATTCGAGACGAAGTGAATATCCCTGATCTAATCCAAACTTTAATAAAATTAGACACCCCCCTGAGTCTATATATGGGCGAAAATCCTGAAGATATTTGGTATCAAGATATTGGAACTCCGACTAAATTAAAACAAGCACGAGAGTTATTTAAATGAGATCATTGTTGCGGTGCGGACATTGCGAATCCATAGGTAATTTACAGACTTTAGCCGAAATCTTACCCTCGGGCATAATTTCCATAAGGCGTTCAAAACAATATATGAACGGCCAAAACGAAACCACACTGGTAATTGGAGATAACTTTGAAATCCTTTGCGGATTCTGCCAAACGCCGGTTTTTAGAAGGGTATTGAATACTTTTAATATTGGTACATTGCAGATAACCGAAAAATCATTTATGGCTCAATACCAATTAGGAACCGTATGATTGGAGATCAAAACTTTGCTTTTTTGTGTATTGATTGCCAAAAACATCAGAGAGTGGGGGCTACAAGTCATGAGTATACGATTTTATTTGAGGAGAAAGGACGACTTAAAGGTACACTTAGGGGGCTGAAAATAACTTATTTGTGTTTCACCTGTGGGGCTAAAGAAGTAAAAATATTGGATCTTAAAAATAAGGATGATCAATCTCCAGCAAATAGGGAAGAATTTATGAAAAGGAACAAAGGAGCAATACACAATCTTGCGCCTATTAAAGAAAGTTAAACATGAATATGACTCGTGAGGAAGTGCGCAAAATTGTCTTAGAGACTATAATGGAAGTTGCCCAAAAAGCGGAGAGACTGCAAACAGAGATATCCTTTAATGATTATGGGCAAGCCGCTAAACAACTATTAAATGACACAAGCATTAATAAATAGGTATTCTGATATATTAAAGGAACTTAAGGTGAGAATGAAAACTTTACCAGTTAATGACCTTAAAGAACTTAACATGATAGATAAGCAAATTATTGAGTTGAAGAGACAAAGAGCTGATAAAAACTTAATAAAAGCATGGAAAATGTATAGGAAGCAGAGAACAAAATAAGGTATTGACAAATAATCTTTAGTTTAGTAAAGTAAGGTAGTGTCATATATAACCGTTACTACTATCAGTAAAAGGTTTGGGATTGATAAATCGAACACCCGTAAATATCTTCTTAAAAAGGAGTTTGAATTCACCACAGTCCGTATTCCCGAGACAGGCAACCAGAAGAATCTAGCTTTAACAGAAGACGAAGCAAAAAGAGCTTACGAGGTTCGTCTTTTAGACGGGTACGAATTAAAGTAATTAACTATGTTTAATTTATTTGATATCTCCTACGAAATAACACTGGTTCTATATTGGATTCTTGCAACTTTACTCTTTGCTACAGGACATAGTTTTCTAGGGCTCCTTGTTCTTGGCTATAGTACGGCTGGAATAATTTTTACTTTCTTGTCGAAGATTCTGAAAACTTAATCAGAACTTTAACCATTTTAAACATAAGAAGGAGTCAAAGAATAGGATCAGTTTTAAAAATAAAAATGGTTTGTTGGTTTCCCTATAACATCTTTCTTTGTATATGACCGCTTTGGTTCTTGGCGCAGAGCTAAAATGATGGCAGGACTAGATCAGCTTTTAGAAGAAATAGGATCTCAACCTAAAGTTGAACCAACAAGAGTGGTGAATCTATGATAATGCTTGTTAAGGATATAAATATTAAAACCTTAGTTAGCGGGGATAAATCAGCCAGAGTAGTATTAGAAACAACAGCACCAAATCAAATAGAAGATTTAAAAGAGTTAGCTGATAAAATAGAGATAGATGTCGAATTCAAAGACAATAGTTAGCGAACAGAAGAAGGGGGGACCGCCATCAAGGACCGGTTTCTACTCTCTTATCTCCCAATATACCGAAGAAGCAGTTAATAGGCTTGTGGATATTATGCGGAATTCAAGGAATGAATCTCTGAAGTTTGCAGCGGCTAGGGCTATAATAGATAAAACAATCGCAGATGTTAAAGCAATTGAATTAACAGGAGCCAATGGAGAACCTTTCAGTGTTTCAATCAAACTTGACGTTGCCGGCGGGTATATCCCTAGAGATAGAGTATCCGAGGTGGGAACAGTTAATGCCCCACCAGCAGGAAGTAATCAGGGACCCCCACAAATTCAAAGTCCTGGTTTGGCACCGCCGGGCCAGAAAGACGACAACAGCTCTAACGGAACTGGTCAAGCAGGCACTGTATAGAGTTGGCGCATATTGGATTATCTTCCCTACTTACGGGGAGGCCAAGGATGCAGTCTGGCGTGATCCAGATATGTTATTCAGAATTATTCCCAAAGAGATTATTTCAAGGACAAATGAGAGCGAGCTAATCGTCTATTTTAAAAATGGTTCATATATTCAGTTAAAAGGTGCTGACGATCCTGATGCTTTAAGAGGAGCGGGGCCTAAAGGGATTGTATTTGACGAATTTGGCAAAGTAAAGTATGAGGCGTGGGAAATTGTCGAAAAGATAGTCAGAGCTAATGATGGATGGGCGTGGTTCATTGGAACTCCGGTAGGCAAGAACCACCTATATGATCTTTATGAACTTGGACAAAACGGAGAAGATGATGAATGGAAATCATGGCTTTTGAAGTCTTCAGTATCAGGGATTATCCCTGCTGATCAGCTTGAGAAATCAAGAAGAACATCTTCACAAGCCCATTTTAATCAAGAATGGGAATGTGAATTCCTAGAAGGAGAAGGGCAAGTATTTCGTGGAGTCCGGGAAGTTGCTAAGGCAATCCCCTTAGGCCCACTACCGGGGCATGAATACGTTATGGGAGTAGACCTAGCCAAAGAACGGGACTACACGGCAATTACTGTTTATGACAGGGAAACAAATAAGCAAGTTTTTCAGGATCGTTTCCAAAAATTTGAATGGCCGTTTCAAAAGGCAAAAATGATTTCGATATCGAGACATTATAATAAGGCAGTAATAGTTATTGATGCCACAGGGCTGGGAAGTCCGATAGTCGATGATCTTGCCCGGTCAGGGCTTGCTATTCAGCCCGTTAAGTTTACGAGTACCAGTAAAAAAGCATTAATAGAGAAACTAAGTATCTGGATTGAGAGAAGATTAATCGCAATTCTTCCGATAGAAGAAAGCTTAAAAGAATTTGATAACTTTGGCTATACCATAGGACCGACAGGGATAATTCGTTATGGCGCTCCTGAGGGCCGGGATTTACATGATGATATAGTAATTTCTCATGCCTTAAGTATCCATGAGTTGCAAGAACATTTAAAAGATCCTACAATAAAAGAGTTATCATTAATTAAACGTGAATATCAAAAACGATTCCTCCAGCAATCCTACGAAAACAGCGACGAATTCGATACCGAACAGTGGGGCGCTTGAGCTTTCCAATGGAGGCCTAAGCACCATAGTTTTAGGTAAGGCCTTACGGGAGATCCACGATCTTTTCGAATCCCTTTCCCTTTCGCCTTTGCTTTTAGGAGAAACCGCCAAAAGTGTTGGGAATAACTATTTAAGCGGGGACAAGATAACCATAGGCATTAGAGTTACAGAGTTAACCAAAAACGCCCGGTCCATTATCTATACTAGACTTAGAAAGTATTTTGAGAGGGGCATTTCCAAGACATTAGTCTTTGAGCCGGACTTTGAGAGACTTATTTCCTATGACTTTGAGGGCGTACCCATTGAAATTAAGGTCATTGAAAGAAAGTATAGTTTCTTCAAACACCCTGTTCCTACAATGTATAACTACGATCAGTTTCTTTTGCCTAATCCCATTGAAAGATATCTCCGTGCCCAATACCTTGTTAAATAATGGAAATTGCTTTAATTGTTCTAGCTTTAACCAATATCGGTACACTTGCCTGTTTAGGCTTCTATATCTACCTTGAATCCAAAGAGAAGCAAAAGACCATTAATGCCTTAATTGCCAAATCCAACCAGGATTATTTGAATAATGAAATGGCCGATAAGGTAGATAAGATCCAAAGTACGGAACCAATCCCCCCCGATATGGATGAAATTTCCCAACTGGATGATGAAATATTCGATGAACATATAGTTAAAGTTGACGATCAGGGGCAACTAAATTAGAATATAGTTAAGAATATCGGAGACAGATGGCCGTTTGTGCCATCTTTTTTTATGAGATGATTACCCTTTTAGCCGGAGCAGCCGCAAAAGCGGCACCCCATATTGCCAAAGCAGTTAAGAATTACTCACCTGAGGTAATTAAACTTGCTTCAGGCAATATTGCTAAATTAGGCAAGTTAACTCGTTCCAATCCTAAATGGAAATATTTTTGGGAGAACAGAGATAAATTCCGAAAGAAATGAGCGGTACAGACAGATTTCAGACATCCAGCGTTAAAACTGAGGATATCGGTCAGGTCATTGACGAGACGGTTACCGCATATAAATCCACAAGATATTCATTTGAACGCCGGTGGTATGACAATAAGTTCTTCGATGACGGCTTCCACTTTCGTTTTCTTCAAAGAACGACTAACAAGATAGTTGATTTGGCAGAGCGGGCTTCAATGTATACCCCCACACGAGCTATCCCCAAAGCCTCAAGACAAGTTAGAGGTGTGGCTAACCTTTTAATGAGCAATGACCCCACCCCAGTTGTCTACCCGGAAAGAATCAATACCCACGCTTTCGGCGAGGATCAGCAAGCCTTACAACAAGCCCAACAGCAGGCTAAATGGAAAGCCAAACTTGTCGGCCATTGGGTTGATGAGGAGTTCAAAGATCAGGAGATTAACGAAAAACTAGCCCATTTATTAATTTTAGCAATGATTCAGGGAGTTTCCTATATGCAGGTCTGGCCTGACGCCGTAGAGGAAAAGATTAGAACTCAGGTTTACGATGCTTTTGATATCTATCTGGACGGTAAATTCACCGATATCCAGGATTGTCCCGTCCTGATTAAAGGTATTCCTAAATTAATCTCCGAGATTAAGGCCAATGAATTGTTTGATGAAACCCAGCGTATGAAAATTACCGCTGATAACAAATTAGCTTCGTCTGAAATTAAAGAAGCATATTTAAGATCAAGATTCGGTAGTGAGAGAGCCACTGAGGCCACCCAAACGATTCTTTTGAAAGAAGCTTTTATTAAAGAATATGTTAACAAGAACAACTCCGGCAGGATTAAGGCCCAAAAAGAAGCCTCAGAGACACTTTTAAGGAAAAAGGAGGGCGATATGGTTATCAGGCACGCTTTTGTCGCCGGCAACATCTGGCTCTTTGATGAATATCTGGACATTGATAAGTACCCGTTTGTGGACTTTAGAATGGAACCAGGGCCAATTTACCAAGTGCCTTTAATTGAACGCTTCATTCCTCTTAATAAGTCTCTGGATATGTTAGTTTCCCGCATTGAAAGATATACCCACACTATGGTTGTCGGTTCCTGGTCCATTAAAGCCGGAGAACCGGACAAGCCTAACAATTCAGCAGGCGGGCAGATATTCAAGTACAATACGACGCCTCCGGTCCAGAACCCGATTGCTTCAATCCCGCCTTTTGTTTTTAATTTCATTAACATCCTGAATAGTTTTGTTGAAGAACAAGGTGTTTCTACCAGTGCTTTAAATCGGATTCCGGCAGGCGTGAAGGCCGCTAGAGCCATTGAATCCTTAAAAGAATCCGAATATGCCAATCTTTCCATTGCCCAAAGGCGATTCAAAAATACCGTTAAAAGAATAGCCGAAAGATTCCTGGACATTGCCGATAATTATTTCACCCGCCCTCAAGAGGTCCAATTCATGGAAAAGGGCGAACCGACATATTTCGATATTATCGGTAAACGGGCCTATGACGAGAGAGAAAAACTAGGTATGCCCGTAGGGGGTGAGGTTATTCCCATTTCCAAGGATTATCATGTCGAAATTGATGTTGAACAGGGTATGGGTTACACCAGACAAGGCAGACAGGAAACAGCCCTTGATTTGGCTAACTTCTTCGGACCGTTAGTCCAGGCTGGTGTTATTCCACAGGAGGCGTTCCAGAAGTTTGTGGAGAAATTGCTTGAGACATTTGAATTTGGGGCTGCCAGCGAAATGATTGAGGCTATGAAAGCGAGCGGCGGAGGGTTAAGCGAACAGAATATTGAACAAATAAAATTGGCTTTGGCAACCGTTATGAAGGATTTATCGGGTTCTGAGATATTACCGGATTCTAAAATGAGAGTTGAAGAAACCAAAGTTGGCGTGGCAGAAGTAATTAAGGATACAAATTTATTGGATAATAACCAACAGCCACAAGAGGAAAACAAACCGCCTTCCCGCTCTATTTCTTACAAGGATTTAACAAGTTCCGGCAAACAGCAATTAGCGGCTCAAGCAGGTATTGATATATCGCCTGATGAGATTGCTCAGGAAGAAACCCAATCGCAGGAAACTGAAGTCCAAAAAATGCAAGTACAAGCTAAATTGAAAGGGGATAAAGATGCCGTTTCAAAGTAGTAAGCAAAGATCTTATATGTACGCAAATCACCCCGAGATTGCCAAACGCTGGTCAAAAGAGGGCAAAGGTTATGTTAAAGGCAAAAAGAAACCCTCTAAAAGGAACTATTCACATGAAACAATTGCTATGGCAGGGAGGATGAAAAATGGCTAAGAAAGCCGTGATGTGGTACCAGTACATTGTTGATGTCGATGCTTTTCAGCATGTCTATCAATTTGAGAACGCCTTTTCCAAGTTTCTGGCAGAACACGGTATGGAGGGAAAGGTTTTGCCTACGGTATCCGGATCCAGCCCGATTAGAATAGTTCTGATCAGGAAAAAAGCTGACTTATTGTCTCAAACACCAACTGTACCCAAAAGCCTGCTTCCTAAGAGCATTAAGGAACAAATGGCCCAATTAATTCCTAAACCTGATAGGAAACAGGAAGAAAAAAATGTTAAGTTTAAAAAAGGCAGATTCTTAAAAACTAAGAATTACCTCAAGAAAGGAACCTAATTGAGCGCTGTTAAATCGTACCCCAACGCTGCCCATTTTGACGGGAACCAAACCCCGACGATTATGGGGGTTATTGGCACTTTAGGGACTGCTGATACGGGAGGTACGGCTTTACCGCTTCCGGTTGGGGTTAATCCCTCTACAGGGGCAATGTTTGTTCAAGATTTATCAGGAGCTTCAGGAACCACCAACATTACAGGAACGGTAGATGTTTCTAATGTTGAAAAAGGCACGATAACCCGCTTAGAGGGCGGTTCCGTTGTCATTACTCAAGGTACCGTCAACATAAATACGGGTTCTGTTGTTGTTACCTCGGGGACCATTGGAGACTTAGATACGGTTGGAACAGTCGGCAGGGTCGAGGGAGGTTCAATTGTCGTAACTCAAGGCACGGTTAATGTAACCACAGGTTCAATTGTGCAAACCGCCGGAACTTTAACTACCGGATCGTTAACTAATGTTGCCACCGTAGGCACAATTTTAAACCTAAATACAGGGACCTTGGCGGCTTTGACTACCGGTTCCATAGTGCAGACTGCAGGCACAACCAATGTAACAACCGGTTCCATTGTAGTTACCGCAGGAACGGTTAATGTTAATGCGGGGACAATGGTTCAGGCCTCGGGAACTTTAACCACAGGCTCTTTGACTAATGTCGCTACAGTCGGGACACTTTTAAATCAGGATAAAGGAACCATTACCAGGCTTGAGGGAGGATCGGTTGTCGTTACAGTCGGCACGACAACGGTTACAACCGGATCAATGGTTCAAACTTCAGGTACGCTTACTACCGGATCGCTGACCAATCTGGCTACGGTAGGCACGATTTTGAATTTGAATACTGGCACAATTGCAGTAGTAGCAGCAGGATCACACGTTCATACGGCAGGGACATTGACAACGGGAACTTTGCAAAATCTAGTTTCGGGAACGGTAGTGCAGGCTTCCGGTACCTTGACTACGGGGAGTATTGTTCAAACTGCTGGTACAGTTACTACAATGATCGCCGGGACCTTAACGGCCCTTGCCAATGGCACAATTACGGCAGGCACGGTTAGAATAAACCATCGCAATACCAATATTGGTTCTACTTTTGGAACTTTGGCAGTAGCGGCCGGATCGGCTTTTGGAACTTTAGTGCCGGCCTCAGGGGTAGGAACGGCAATTGTAGTAACAGGGCTTTCGATTGTTTCGGTTTCAGGTACGCCTGATGTCAGGATTCTGGTAGGAACGGCTATAACAGGGGCTTCAGTTTTGGCGGGCGGGGCATTAGTGGCAGG